CCCATCCAATAGCCATGCTTCCGTCAGATTTAAAATAGTACCATGAGCCTGCAATTTTCTTCCAACCTGTAGCCATAGCGCCACTGCTGTCTAACCAGTACCATTGGTTGTTATATTTGAGCCAGCGTTCGATATAACAATATCCACTATTATCGAACCAATACCAAACATTGCCGATTTTCTGCCATTTATTAGCTGGATAGCTTCCGTCTGCATTTTGATACCACCAACCGGTGGAGTTTCTTTGCCAGCCTTCAACGTTTGAAGATTCAGCGCTTAACATTTCATCCACAGTACTTCCTAGAGATTGATAGTATTTAATCTTACCAATCACGTAATCTCTTAGACTGTCGTTATCTCCTCCGTGTAGCTCTAGCGAACGAGCTGGACAACTCGTTGATGAAAATTCATTATGGAACTTAATGTTGTCATAGTTTGGAGTATCTCCATAGTAAGTCATATCTTCTGCCATTTGCATTAGTACCATATTTTCATTTTCTAGAAACTCGCTATCAGACGTTCCAAATTGTTGGCAAACTTCATAACTAATAGAATTCATATTTGCATCGTAATTAGCTGCACTCCACGTCCCGCTATACGTATTCTCTACTCTCACGATTGAATTTCTATCAATATAGTAGTGCGCAAATCCTAATTCCGATTGTCCGTTGTCATAACGTGATTGCAACCAATCAATGTACGATGTAGCACTCATGCTTCCGGCATCGTTATGCATAATATAGTATTTAGGTTTTTCAGTCGGGCGTGCACCCGCAATTCCGTTAAAAATTTCATTATTGATAATTTGAACCATATTATAATCTCCTTTTTATGTTTTATGGTAATGTTGTTTGCCATGGATAACTTGTTATACTGTCGGCCATGGGTCATCGGTAATGTAAGATACATTAGACACGATAATGTCAGTAATATTATTTTCGGTTGAGACTGGTTCTGCAAAATGGAACATAAAATAATTTCCGTTATTTATTCCACCAAGAAACCACGATCCGTACGGATTACCCGTACCATCAAAAATTTGACCAGATAATGACATTGCTGAACGGTATCCAATTGGTATTCTGTTGTTATATAGAAGATAAACGTTACGTTCGGTGTCCGATGCATGTGAGAGATAACCGGGGCCGCCACGACGAACAATTCCGAATCTATCTTGTGATAACCCGTCTAATTTATAGGTGATAGTATTATTAATTCTACGCACACGTAAAGTAGATTGGTTATATCCAGACGATATACTTAATCGTTTCCAGCCTGTATCACCGACTAGAACTTCCCAGCCTTGATTGTTATCTCCTTTGCGTTTTATCCACTTTAAAGCACCATTTGTGACCGCTGTATCAACGTATGTCGTCCCTACTGGCGCTGTTACCTTACCATTAGGAAAACCTGTTCCGTGTATCTCGTACTCGTTCGCTTGAGCTGTCCCGCTAGGCGTTGGGGTAGCTGTTGCTGGTAGTGTGATACTACCGCCACCGTCGGACAACGTTACTACATTACCTGTAATACTTAATTTCTGCGGTATTCCTACCCTGTTTAGTTCTTCTTTAGTTGCTAAAGTCTCTGTTTTAGTTTCCAACGTCTGGATACGCGATTTAACTTCCGTATCATTGTACGGCTGTGGTAGTTCTGATTTCTTAGCGTATTCCGTGAGTGGTTGGTGTTCCGTTAAGTAGCCTTTACCAGCTAGCTCTTGTTTAGTCACTAGTCCGCTCGTATCCACTTCAGGCTTACTCTCTAAACGTGCTACACGGCTTTTAAGTTCCGTATCGTTATACGGCTGTGGCAATTCCGTTTTCTTAGCGTATTCTGTTAGTGACTGGTGTTGAGTTAAGTAGCCTTTGCTTTCAAGCTCCTGTTTCGTTACTAATGTACTATTGTCTACTTCTGGCTTGCTCTCTAGCGCTGTTAAACGACGTTTTACGGGTTCGTCGTCGTAAACAGTATATTTATCCATCTTATGCTCTAAAGCTTCGACTTTGCCTGTAATTTGCGTAAATTCCGTACGGTTTACCTTGTTTTCTAATTCTGTTCGTAAACTGCTGTCATCATAAGTTCCACCTTGCACTTTGATTTTTGCAAAGAGTTCATCTAGTTCTTGTTTAGTAACGATGTTTTCAACATCTACAATGCGCCCCGATACCTGTTCGACTAACGGTGCTTTTTTGGCTTTATCGATAGCACTAACCCACACATTAAATGCGAATGCGTAAACGTCGGTAGATTGTTCTACTTTTTCAAAGTAGATATAACCCATCACAGGTTCGTCAGTAATGATTGATGAACTATCGAACGGAATCGTAATAGTATTTTCCGAGATTACTGCCTCTACAGTTCTATAGCGCTTAGTTTCTTTAAAGTAAAACAGGCAAAGTACTTTTGAAGCCGTTAGTTCGTCAGTAGTGAATTTGAACACCGCCGTTCCTTTGTCGTGACTATAAATCTCATGATCTAATTTTTCAATGCCTCGATTAGCTGAAGTAATACTTAAATGTTTTGCGATTACTTTTTCCATACGTTCCTCCTTCCTAAAAATAAAAAGAGGACTCGCAATGAGCCCTCTATGGATTCGTGTTCTTATCCTTCAATCTTCTTTAATTCGTTGAATCCATTAACAACAGATTCAATCAATACTTTCTTAGATTCGCTATCCAAGTTGATTCCAGCTTTCTCAAGCTCTTTCGTCACATTCTCAAAAGCTGCTTGGAATTTGTCTTCGCTTGCACCATGAACATCTTTGAAGATTTGCTCCACCGCATTCACTACTGTGTGAGTGATTGATTTAGCAAGTTCGTAGTTCTTAGCATCTGTTTTGGCTTTCAATTCTGTCGCTTTAGTTTGGATGAATCCCTTCAATCCTGTGAACGCTAAACCTACTAGCACAACTAAGATGCTCACGATTCCATTGACGATTGTTGCTTGTAATTGTTCCATAATCATTCATCCTCTTCCTTGTTTGTCATTTTTTTAAATTTATTTTCTTGTTGCTTCCGCATCGTCTTAAGATACGGCTTAAGTGATTCTGGGAATGGCAATCCTAGTGCCTCCCAATTTTCAGCGAGTGATACTGCATAACTGAAGATAAAAAATAAGCATGTAGTTACACCAATTTCACGATGTCCTAATGCTCTTGCATACATAGAAGTCACAATGACTACAGCGCAAACCAACGCGTGCCTTAATAGTCCGTTTGTGCTGGTTTTGCTATCAAATCGTTTCAATTTAAAAGCCTTGATGTATCCAGAAACTACATCAAAGCAAATTAACCAAAACAAAATTTGAATATACGGACTACGCATCAATCCTTGTAAATGCATGGTCAATACGTTAAATTCTACATCGAAATTTATCATCTACTACAACTCCATAATTTCTACGCAAGTTTTGTATTTTTTGATTTCATCTCGCTTGTTCGCATTATCTTGTTCTAAACGTTGAATGTCTTCTGAAAGATTTTGGATTTTTTGTTCGTATTGTGCTTTTTCTTCGTTCATGCGATTAATATCTGCCTGCTTAGTAGTCACTTTTGCTTCTAATGCAGTGATTCTATTTTTAATTTGTTCCAATTCCATAATTGTTACCTCCTAAATTTTAAAACTGATGTTATCAAATCCTAGCCACTTTTCGTCGACGTTTTTCTTAATAATCACTCGTCCATCAGTTGCGATACTTAATGCTGCAGCTTCAAAGCTGTCGTTCATTCCGAAAACATAATATTGAGTTTTAGGCCTGTACTCTTCTGGTAATGTTAGTACTACTGTTTCTTTTGACACGTTCCCACCTTTAGCTACTCCTCTGAAACGAACAATCCCGTCAACACTTTTGTAAAATTGGACAGAACCATATTCAGTCTTGTGCTGCCAGCCGTTTTGCAAATTAGCAGTTTTCCACCCCGTATCGGCGCCAGTGGTTACAACTCTTATCCAATCGCTCCAACGATTCGAATCACATCTACGCATATATAATTGGTCAGAGTTGAAAGGAACATAAAATTGAACACAATATCCATTATCTGCACTGTGCGTTATTACAGATACATATCCATAATTATTTGTTCCTGTGGGATTATGCTGCACTCCAAATGCGTGGTAACTCCCAGCTGTTTTTAGATTGTTTAAATCGCCAGTAAATTTATTTGATTTTCCTTCTCTTGAGGTCAGAGCAAACTCCTGTACTGGTTTTCCTCGTGACATCAGGCCATTTTCAACATTTAAGCTACTGTGGAATGCAACTGGGAGGAATGACTCGAAGTGCCCATCTAACTCTGGGAATCCTCCTACAGCAGCTCGATTGTCACCCCACGCCCACAGTACTCTAGATGAGCGAACAAGAAGCACAGAGTCTACTAAATCACTCAACTTATCCTGAATTACTAATCGAATGTTGTATGCCTTAGAAATCTCATAAAACGCTCCACAGTCGATTTGACGATTAATCCGTTCTGTACTCTCATTTGTTAGATTTACGGCATCAATCCATCTATTAGCCTTCTTAGCTGAGTACTGAATTTTGAGTGTGTAAGGATTACGATTAATCCCATCAATTACTAATGGACTGACATTAGCAGAAACAGTAGCAATGATAGTCTTATTAGTACCGTTCCCTGTTCTGTTAGCCAAAAAAGCAATAATCTTAGGCGCGTAGTAATCCCATACTTTAATCGTCTTCGATTTAGTAGCCGTTCTTCCCCTCGAATCAGTAATCTTGGCAGTAACTTCTAAATTACCTGCCTTGTTCGCTAGAAAGTCACCGCTAGATGCTCGTACAACTAAATTATCTACTGTTAACTCAGTCGATACGATAGTTGAGCCATAAGAGCCTGCTGCACCGTTCGTTTCAACACGCATCACCGATTTATCTTTAATGAAGTTTCCAACAGGGATGAATTCTGCTAATTGTGCCGTTCTTTCAGAAACTGTCACATCTTCAAGCGTTGGAACGATAGAAGCAGGAACTTTAATCGGAATGCCTCGTTTATAGACATCATTTCCAATCTTGTCGTCACCACGGAAAGTCCGCACACACACATCTAACGCTCCAGTGTTGCTGTTAGTGATATGTGTTGCATAATCAATTGGAACAGTAAGCTGCACGCTTGTATCATGTCCAGTTCCTAAATCAATCCAGCCGCTATCGTTCACTTGCCACCAGATTTGATGTCTAAATTCATTGACTTTCTTATCGATAGCGATTGTGATTGGCTTTCCTATCTCTGTTTCAGTTACGGAAGTGATTCCACTTGATCTAGGAATGTTTGATAGATTAACAGTTCCACTGAACCAATTAATATCTCCATAATCAGAAACGTTGGTTAATCTAGCCCGTATAGCAATCGATTTAGTCCCATCTTCATTGTGTGGAATTGTTAATTGCCCACTTCCAAATGTAGCGTATGTTGAATTGCTTAAATCGAAGGTAACATACTTACTTAGCGTTCTATTTCCATTGATTTCTACTTCTGCCAGTGATTCATTGTATAAATCGTAAGCCCAAGAGCTAGCACGTTCTAACCATAATTGCCAAGAAATTTCAGAAGTGTTGTTTGCGATGTTAGTGCTAATCTCTTTAACTTCAAGAACTAGTCTTACATATCCGTTAGATGTCGTTTTTGATATTCTAACCATTCACAGCACCTCCCACATAAGATATAACAGTAAATTCATTGTTATATCGCTCAAATATATGATTAGCGATAGTAACGGAATTCCAGAATGTCGCGCTGACGATGTTCATTTGCTGACCAGACACATAAGCTACTACACGTCCAGAATCAATAAATTCCATACGCTCGTTAGTGTAACGCGTTTGGAGTTTTTCGCCGTTTTTACCAATTAACAATCCATCCTCAGAGACGTTGAAATATGTTGAGATTGCATTCAGAAGAACACTTGATTGTTCCATATTAAGTTCTACAGCTTTTGTTCTTTGCCCTAGTCCTTTAATCTCTTCTGCAGTCTCTTGAATTCGCTTATAAGACTCTTCCAAGTTACTAAATTTACCCGTCAAATCTCTAAGCGTGTCTTCTGTGACTTGCGATTTATTGATGATTTCCATGACATTAGCAAACTGATTAGCATGCTCTCTGTTACGCTCTTCGAATTCTTTTTGAAGACGTTCCAGCTCTTTGTCATCTTTTTTCAACACAGGTTCCCATTTACCATTCGTGTAAATCTTAGGAACATCCTTACTAGGTGTGCTAGTATCAGTCCACAAATCTCCAACGCTGGGATTAGTTGGAGGTGTTGGGCCTATAGACTTATTAACAATGAAGTCTTTAATAACTATAGAGTTGCTTGCAGCAACTTGATTAGCTTCAATAGCCTCACAAATAAATGTGGCTTCTCTATCGACGTCGCTCACAGTAATAGATAATTCATTACTGCCGTTTGAGTGTTGCTCATTCCATGCTGTATCGTCTGTTCCATATTTACTTACTCGTTTCCATCGATATGTGAAACGGCTGTTCATTTGAATGTCCATCTTGCTTACGTTAGCAATTAATTTAGTAGAGATATTACTATTTTGAAAAACTACACCGTCAGTTGATTGAATAGTCATCACAAATGGCACACTTGTGAAATCAAAAAGACGTTCTTGCACCAACGTGCTTAAACGTCTCACTTTTTCACTGATTGTATCCTCTCTAGATTCAATATTCGTGATTTTAATTTCGCCGTTCTCTCTAGTAGCCAGAGATTTCTTAATACTTGATACTCTTCCTGATACAATTAGAGCAGGTTCATAATGATGATCAACAATAACTACTGTATCTCCGATGTTGATTTCTTCTGGCAACAAGCTAATCGATACATCATACGTCACTTCTGGATGGTTCCACTGTTTCAACTTAATAACAGCTTCTCTCATTAAAGCTTCTGGAGTCTTAGCTTCACTCTCATATCGTTTAACAATTCCTCCACCACCAGGAGCATATCCTGCTCGTTTCCATCTTGCTACTGCATCATAATCAATTAAGTAAATCGAGTTTTTTGGCGAACGAGTATTTCCTTCATTGTATTCAGCTCCTGCCAATGTAATCCCATCAGCTCCAGTAGCAACAAGAGTTGTCGCTAAATTCTCAATCGAGATGGTTCGCTTAACGTTTGAAACTCCATTTCCAACTTCTAAGCGGACTTTCTTGTCTTCTCCAATCTTCTTGTAGATATGAATTAGTTTCCGGTGTATCTTTCCATGAACAAATTCGAAGTCATAAGCTATTTCAGCATCGAATCTTCTTACTAGCTGTCTAAGTCTCTTAGTAGCAGTATCAGTCCCTTCCCATTCTAGCTTTCTGGTAGTTGTATTTGGAATTTCATTAATCCCAATTTCCCATCCAGAGTCAATTGTGAACTCTGCAATATAATGAGTAATTGGATAACTCTTATCCGCTTTGTAAGGTGGCACTTGTTCGCCTAGAAGGTCAAGTCCAGCATCTTCAGCGTAAATAGTCTTAGAATCTTTATCCTCCTCGATTCGCATAATTTCGAACGAACGTAGTTTACTGCCATCTTTAACCATCAAGTAACAACCCACGTTAATCTTTTCAATTTCAGGATTTCCAGTTTTGTCTACAGTAAATTCATAAGTTCCGATTCCAGTATCTAAGTCTTGCTCGAACCAATCGTTGTATGCAATTAATCCTCCACCAGAGCCAAAATGAAGCTGGCAAAGCTTGTTATATTCTCTATCCGTTAACGTGATCATTGCCAAGCCTCCTTGAATTTAGCATCTAAATGAATATCCGTGTTTGGTTCAGTTAATACAGCTATTTCAGTTTGCCCAACGTCAACATTGAACCATGAACTGCTCATATTAACATAGTGTGTTTTACCGTTAATTGTCAGTGTTCGATTTCTAAAATCAAACTCTACTACATCATTTGGTTTAATGACTACATCTCCAGTTTCATAGCCATATTGGACGTATTGTCCGCTCGGATGGATGAAGCTAATCATTTTGTAATTTTCGCCCGATGTGAAACTAAAAAGAGGCGCTGTTGGAAGCACCCCTCTGTTATCAAACGTATATACAATCTTTCCTGTATTCGTTCCTCTAGTAGCATTCTTTTCTGTCTTAGATAACCCTTCAAACGAGAATGTCACTTGAAGTTGAACGATGTATATATTTTCGTGTTTTGTAATCGAAGTAACATTGAATTTGAAAGCTGTATACACACGATTTATTGATGTATCTGGCTCAAACTCAACATTCTCTTTCATAATCCATCTATTGAAATAGTCTAAATCTGTCTGCTTAGTCGTGTGAATATGAATTTCAAACGTCTTCACTTGTTCTTTGCGCTCGTAACTTTTCTTAAAATACGAACTTCCGTTTTCACGTCTTTGAATCGAATTATTGCTTTCAGAGAAAAAGAGGCGCTCATATTCTGCCACTACTACTTGAATCGGCAAATCCGTATTCTTAACATGATTAATACTCATTTCAAATCCAATCACAGAATCACTCCTCTCG